ACCGACTTTACACCGATCAGGTGCAGCTCCTTTACGATCCAGCTGGTGGTTGGTTGCCAGCCCAATGCGAGTTCCTCATTCCACCTTTTCCTAAGAGTTTCCTCAACGACGGCCTTATAGTCCTGGGTGTAGCCAGGCTTGAGGTAGATTGTGCCTTGAATCGACACAGGGATATCATTGGCCATCTGAAAGGTGACACTGTCGAGAACCGGTTTGACCTTCTCGCCATCAAATGCATCGGAGAGCGATTCCAGGATTTTATTGTTCAGATCCTTGCGATCAGTATTGGTCAGAAGGTGGATCAAAAGCTGACCCTCGCCAGCGGACTCAACATAGGCGCCTCTGACCCGTGCAATCTTGTCTTCCTGATTTTCTGTATACCTCACTCTCCCGAAAAGGAAGGTCAAGGCTTTGTATTGCGCAACTGTCCCAGCCGTGGAAACAAGCGAGAGGCTGCTGACCATTCGTTCCACAAACTCTTCGTATGTCTCATCAGGTCCGATCTTCGCCTTGAAGAGCAGCTCAAGGTCCTTGGAATACTTCAGCAGCTGCGCATAGCCGGCCTGCGCGATGCGCTCGGATCCGATCAATTCACTGAGCGCAATTTCAACAAGGATGTGATAGAGCGGGTCTGCCGGTGTCGGGGTTTTGAATTCTGGCACTTCGACCTGATAGTTCTTTGTGAAGTTCTTCAGCTTTTCCTGAAAGGTTTTTTCAAATGAGATTGGTTGTACGATCGTTGGCAGATCTGCCATCAAACTCCTATAAGTACGTTTTGGGTTCCAATTGTGAAGGCTATTTCCAGCTCTTCACCATTTCGTTGATTGATTACAGTTCTCAGGGTCGTATCCGGAATTGAGCGCTCGATCGAGTCGGCCAGGTCTCCTGTCAGCTCCAGGACGGATGCCTCTGTGATGGCTCTGTCGAGCTGTGCGAGGTATGAGGTCCCGAACCAGCGAACCATGCGCTTCGATCCCTTCGTGGTCCGCACGGCTCGGCGCACCGCCTGCCTTAGCCAGGCTTCCCCCTGAATCAGTGTTCCGAGTCGCTCATCCATCCCCATCATTCGACCTTCCCCATTTGGAGCGGGCCGCCGTTAGGCGTGGTGCCGGAAACGACTGCGTTGGCAGTGATATGGTTACTGATGGCCTTTGCCACCGCCTCCCATGCCTTTTTTGGATCTCCAGCGGTTCCTGTCGCTGCCGCATGAAGCGCATCGGCCAGCGCCTTCTCCGTCCCTTTCAGAGCCATTCAGCCTCCCACCGGGGAAGGCTGCGGATTGGGATTATCAGGCGCATCGGTGAATGAATCGAGCTGCTGGGTGATGGTGGCCAGTTCAGTGGCCGCTGGCAGCAGCTTCTGCGGTCCCATCATCGTCGCCGTTTGCGAGTCTTTAATGGATTTGAACCCACTGGAAACGAGGCTAATGAGTTCGCCCTTGTCATTGCGAATCGTCGCCTTATTCGTTTCAAAATCGATCCGCGCAGCCTTGACTTTGACTTTCAGGTCCTTCTCCCGCTGGATGCTTAGGGTATTTGTGCCCGTGTCATAACTGCATTCAAGGCCATCCGAATAGCGGACAAGATGCAGAGCTGCAGATTTCGATGGCGCGGGCCTGGATCCCGAGTAGATGCCTGTGAGCACAAAGCCAGTGGCAAGCTCGCCGCCGGGGCTGAGGACAAGGACCTGTTCGCCTGGCTCTGGCGGATCCCAGGTGATGGTATTGCCGGCCCTGCGGGCGAAATATGACAGCCACCCGGTGGTATGCTCACTGCTCAAGCGGACTTTGACCTTGGCCTTCGCGTGGTCCACTTCCGCGATCGTTCCCGGACGCAGGAGGTTTTCCAGCCGGCGCAGGATGTCTGCGACCGCGATATCAAGCATCCTGCTTCTCCCCATTGATCCAGACCTCTTTTGGGATGCCAGGGGCAGCGGGCTGCCAAGTCTGCTTTTGATACTGAACGTGAAAGGTCATCGACAGGGCTGCTATGCGCTTTTCTCCGATCATTTCGTGACCAAAATCGATATCGTGCAGAACACACTCGGCCACGATTTTTTTAATTCCTTCGCTCTTCTCAATCGCAGTGCGGATGCGTTCATAGATGTCAACCAGCTCTGATTCCGGATCCTCGCCTGCCATGGCGCAGGCCTCAACAACAAACAGCACCTCCCGGAGATCATAAAAATTCTTCTGCTCAAGAAGCGTGTCGCGGTGGAAGTAGACGTTGAGGCATGGAAGGTCTTCCATCGAGAGCCTGGAGACCCGAGCGCTGAAACGCCTGAACTCCGGCATGGCCTCCTTCAACGATTTTTCAAACTCCGCCCGAACTTTAATGAGCACCTAGAAATTCCGCTCCGATGTTTTTCTGTCGATGATCCGCTCAAGATCGAGCTGCACGATTCCTACTCCTGAGAGTCGGCGCGTCTTGATCGCATATCTGTCTCCTGTCGCGCTGCGGGTGATAATCGCATCCGCTGGGATCCTCGCGCCCATGCTGGCCTCAACCATGATCCGGGCCACACGCGTGATGAGGCCTGGATCATTGGCGGGAGCATCCGCGTCGTATTCAGTGAAGACCGCTTTGAAAGCGGTCTCAGAGGTTCTGAAATCTTCCTCCAGTTCCTGGATCACGCAGCAACGTCGACCAGGCAAGCCGTGTTCGCATCGTAAGTGACCAGGAGGGGTGCTGACTGAAGCATCACAAATCTCACGCTCGGGTCTTCGATCTCCCAGGACTTGGCAAAGATCGGCTGCGCTCTGAGACCTGCTTTTAGGTCCAGGATCGCTCCGAAATGCCTGACTCCCTTGATATCGTCGCAGGTGAAGAGTGCCTGTTTCGGTTTGATGTAGAATTGTCCGTCGTCGGATTTCCCTTCGTGCATCCAGAAATGAATGTTTCCGTAGTAGCCCTTGTAGACAAGCTGCTCGAAAGAAGCTTCTCCTGGCGTTTGCGGTATCGACAGCTCGGCGCCGCGAATATACTCGGGAAGCAATTTTTGGACATCGGGACGGTTGCGGAACATGTCCCAGGCATCATAACCAAGGATACATGTGCGCGGTCTCGATTGAGTGTTGTTTAGGCCAGCAACTTCTCGCTGCAAATCTTCCAGCCATTTCGTTATGGATGGTATGGCCTGGACATTGTTCCAGCCATTTGCGCCGAGCGGTTTGGTGAGATTTGCGTTGCGACCGAAATCCAGCACTGCATCGATACCTTCACCTTTGATCGTGAGTTTGCCTGTTTTAACAACTTCCGCAGCCATGAGTTCCAGCCGGTTTCTATGTCGCTCATAGAGACGATTGACATCATGAAGCAAGGCCTGCTCCGCGCGCTGCATTGGAGTGAGTTCGCCACCGAATGCTTCGCCAGCAAGTCGATGGAAACCACGATCGGGCTTCAGGTCAACTTTTTCCTTCATGTAGGCGGGCTTGAAGGACTTGGTCCTGTAGCCCTGACTCCGTAGCATCGGAGCCTCAGCGAGCGGATGAACGAAAGGCATGATGCCAGCTTTTTCGCCGTCGGCCTCGTCGAAGAAGACTTCCTCTTTATCGCTCTGGACCTCAGTAGGAAAGAATCGGTCCAGAAAGTAGCGGGACTTTGGTACAAGTTTTTCAACCAAGCGGTTGAGATAGTAGGTCGAATAGATCGATGGCAGGCTTAGTTTTCTCCTTTTTCCAGAAAGATGGATCGGAGCCAGAGGTCATCCTCGATGGACTCCAGGGTATGGCCTTTTCCCAGGGTCAGATCGAGCCCCAGGAATGCGCCGGTCTTATAGATTGGGGCAACTTTATCCTTCGCAGTGGCATCGACATCAACCTGCAGGATGCAATAGGGCTTCTCGCTGCCGTCCGTGATGGCTGCGTCATTGGCTGCTTTGGTCGCAGACAGGACACATTTCTGGGATTCTGCTTTCTTGCCCAGGACAGAACCGGCCTTGAGGACCTGGCCTCTTTCAATCAGCACCGTTCCACGGCGCACTGGGAAGTTTCCCTGATGAATGAATTCCGGGTTCCAGGATGAAACCTCTTTAAAGGAAGGATCGAAATAGGGCAATCAGGCTCCTTTGAATTTCAGACCAGAGCGCTTCGCGAGTTCGATCGCGGCGTCCTGCTGTGCATCAATCTTTTCTCTGTCAGACGCATCAGCGGCTGGCATATCGAGGGCTACGAGCTTGCGATCAAACGCAAATCTCGGATCCTCTTTTGGCTTCTGCTTTGGTCCCCCGGATCGTTTGGCTTCCAGTAGGATCTGGATGGCAGCATCCTGCGCGGTCAGGCTTTCGTTGTCGATGAGACCCTGACAAAATTCGTCCGAGACCTGGCCCTGCGCCAGCTGTCGAATGGTGGCCTCGCGTTCAGCCTTTGCTTTGGCAGCAGCAAGTCCCTGCTGAAGTCCGATCTCAATCAATTCCGCAGCCACTGCTGGGTGTTTTTCTGCAATGAGACTTGCAGTGATTTCCTGTGTCACTTGGTGTTCTCCAGTTTGTTCAATGACGCCTTCCAGCGTCGAAATTCCATCAATCATGCCACGCGTGGCGGCTTCTGCGCCGACGAATACAGCTCCCTGCCCAAACCTGTCCATAACCACTTCCCGGTTGACGCCACGGTTCCTTGCGACCTTCTGCACGAACACCTCGGCCAGTCCATCGATGACCCGCTGCACCTCAGCGGCGCCCGCCTCTGTGCCCGGATCCTGATTTTTCTTTGGAGATTGGCTGGAGACGAATTTCAGCTCGCCATCAGTCTTTTCGGATCGTAGAACGGATTGGACTCCGATGCTGCCGATGATGGCGGAATCGGATGCATAGACTTTGTCACAGGCACTGGCGATCCAGTAGGCAGCGCTTGCACCAGTGCCACCGATATAGGCGATGATTGGCTTTTGCTCACGAGCGGCATGGATATGGTCCGCCAGCTCACTACAGCCTGATGCTTCGCCGCCGGGCGAATCGATGTCGAGGACGATGCTTTGGACCTTGGGCGAAGCGAGCATCTCGTGAAGATCCCGAAGGATGTTTTCGTAGCTGCTCGCCCCGCAATGGTCAACAAGGAGTCCAGCGCGCTTGAAGAGCGGGCCGCGCACCGGAATAATCCCCACGCTTCCGCGAATGCTGGACTTGGCAAGATTTCGAGGTCTCTCGCCGATTTTTTTCTCAAGTGCTTCGATGCTGCCGTGACTCTGTGCTATGGAGACGATTGTCCCCAATGCGGCCTCTGTTATGGCCCAGGCAGATTCGGTGATGTAGGTCAGAGCAAAAGACACTGTTTAACCCCGCAGTTAACACACCCTGACCATAGCCTGGAAGCAGGGGATCTATCAAGGTTTCCGGTGTTTACTGAGCAGTAAACAGGGAAGGCAGATTTTTATATTGACGGATGATTTGCGGAGGCGGATTGCCTGGAAATTGGAGAACCTGATAGTATGGGCACTGAGTATGGACCTTTGATAAGGATCTCCATCGATGTCTGAAGTGATCAGGATAGAATGTCGACGCTGTGGTTCCGAAAAGAGGAATCACCGAGTTGTATTTAAACATTATCGTGAGTGGCGCAGTGACTGTGGCTTTAACTCAGGACACGGGAATTATTTTATCTGCGAATGCATGGGTTGCGACGGGGTATCGTTCTATCAGGAAACCCAGACAGATGCGGAAATTTGCGATTTTTTCGGCAACCAGATAGTTCGGGATGAAGTTTTTCCAAATCCAATTCGCCCCCATTACACACCACTAGATACCCGCAACATTCCAGAACGAATCAAGGCGATTTACCTAGAATCTGTGTCGGCGATGAACAATTGCTCCTGGCTTCTGGCGGGCGCAGGGCTGAGGGCGACTGTTGAAGCGCTTTGCATCCATAGCAATACTCCCGGTGCCAACCTAAAGCAAAAGATCATTGCCTTGGCAAGTCAGGGCATTCTAACTGTCCAGCAGTCCAGAATCCTCGATGAGTGCCGCTTCATCGGAAATGAGGCGCTTCATGAAATCGAGACGCCTTTCTATGGCGACATTGAGGTGGGACTCAGCATTGTTGAAATTCTTCTCAAAACCTTGTTTATACTCCCGGTGATGGTTGAACCTGTAAGGAAAAGAAGAGAGTCGCGACGAGCCTTTTCAGGAAATCCTCCTGTCCTGACTTGAGTTCTTATCTGGTTTCAGATTTGGCTCACGACCTTGCCTGAATGTCATCAATTCCTCTTCATATTCGCGCACATGCTTGTCAAAATCCCGACCCTGGCTTTCGATGATGGATCGTCGCGAGCGGATCCCGTTTTTGATATCGCACTCATTGGACTTCGATTCTTTGAGCGGATCAATCGATTCCATTTCGGTTCCCGTCCACTGGGTAGCGAGGTATGCCTGCCGAGTAAGAGGATCATTGAACCCTGGTGCTTCGAGCAACCCTGCTCGGATTGCATCAGAAATGACCCATTCCCAGACGGGCTTGCAAAGGGCCTCGATGAACCAGGACCGCCATACTTTGAACGATTTCCATGCTTCGAGGATCGCCCCGCGCGCTGCCGAGTAGCTGGACTGGAAGTGCTGAGTATAGACTTCGTAAGGCAATCCGAGACCGATCCCTATTTGTTTGATCACGGCCTGCACAAAGGGGTCAAAATTTGGATTGGGCCGCCCCGGGCTGGATC